GCATAATATGGCATACACTTTAACAAACTTACAAGACGATATAAAAAGTTACACAGAAGTAGACAGCACAGTTTTTACTGAAGCTGTCTTAAATAGATTTATACAAAACGCAGAAGAAAGAATTTATAGATCGTTTGATGCTGACATGGAAAGACACTATGCTACATCAACTACAATTATTGGAAACAGATATGTTACCATCCCAGCAGATTTAAGGGTCATTAGATATGTTCAACTAAAAGATAGTTCTGGTAATCAAGTCTATTTAGAGCAAAGAGACCCTAGTTATATAGCGACTTATTACGACACACCAGGCACTGCATCTACCACTCTTCCTAAATACTATGCTAATTGGGATGAGAATTATTGGGTTATTGCACCTACGCCTAACGCAGCTTACGAAATTACGTTGGCGTATAATAAGAATCCAACTAGTCTAACTGACGCTAGTGTCAGTGCTACAGGGACCTATCTCTCGAATAAGTACCAAGATTTACTTTTGTATGCTTGCCTAGTAAATGCATATGCATACTTGAAAGGACCGCAGGATATGTTACAATACTATCAAGCGGCTTATAAAGAAGCTTTAGAAACGTATGCTACCGAACAAATTGGTCGTAGACGCAGAAACGAATACAATGATGGTGTTATTCGTCTTCCTATCAAATCTGAATCACCATCAAGTTATTAAAGGAGATAAAAAATATGGCAAACGTAATACCTTTTTCATTTAGAGGAGAACTCTTTTCGGGAACGCATAATTTTTCTTCTGGTGGTAACACATTTAAAATAGCGTTGTACACAGCAAATCCGTATACAACATCAAGCACGGTTAAAGTAGGAACTAGCGAAGTTAGTTCTTCTGGAGGAAGTAACTACACAACAGGTGGAGAAACTTTAGGTTCACAAGCTGTTGCTGCTTCGACAGCAGTTGCTTCAGTAGACTTTGCAGATGCAACTTGGTCATCAGCAACTTTTACAGCAGCCTTTGCAGCTATTTATAATAGTACTAACAGTGATAAACTTTGCGTTGTTTTAGATTTTGGAGGAAATAAAACTGCAACTAATGGCACGTTTAAAATTACCTTCCCAGATCCAGCAACACCAGCCAATGCAATTATAAGTATGGCATAGGAGAATAAATGGCTTTAGTAATAAATGACAGAGTAAAAGTAACAAGCACAACTACTGGCACAGGTGCGTTCGCACTTGGTTCAGCGGCAACTGGTTTTGAAACTTTTGCAGCAGGAATAGGAAACAACAATGAAACTTATTATTGTATCTTTAATCAAGGTACTAGTGAGTTTGAGGTAGGACGTGGTACATTAGATGGATCAAGTGCTAACTTAGCTAGAACTCAAGTTATCTCCAGTTCTAATTCAGACTCAGCTGTAGATTTTAGTTCAGGTACAAAAGATGTGTTCTGTACTTTACCTGCAAGTAAATCTGTTTATTTAGATGCTACAGGTAATCCGGTAGGAGCAGCAAGCAATGGTTTTGCATTAGCAATGGCGGTTGCATTATAGGAAATAAATATGGCACAAGATTTTAGAAACGTATTAGTTAGAACAATTGGAACATCAGATACTACACTGTTAGCGGGTGGAAACTATGATGCAGTTATTGGTATTAGATGTTGTAATATTTTAACATCAACTATTGCAATTGATGTTAAGATTGCAAAAGGCGGAGCTGATTACTTTTTAGCAAAAGGAGTAGTTATTCCACCAAACTCTGCAATTGAATTAATTCAAGGTGGAGCAAAAATTGTTTTAGCTAGTGGTGATACGTTAGAAGCCGTCTCTGATACAGCAAGTAGTTTAGACGTGGTTCTTTCGTACATCGATACAATTAGTTCGTAGGAGGAATTATGACTGCAATAATAAATGGTATCCAATATATTGGAGGCCAAACAGGACCGAATGAATTTATACCCAATCAAGCGGCAACGATTGATGGTACACAAACTATAGAAAGCGCTGTACTAGCAGGACCAATAACTATTCCTGCAACTATAACAGTAACAGGAACGTTGGTAATAGTTTAATGAGTAAAATAGAGGTAAATACAGTTGCACCACAATGCGGAACTACTTTAACACTAGGTGAATCTGGTGATACAGTAACTTTAGGAAGTGGTGCTAGTCAATCTGGTTTTGGTAGAACAGGGACCGTTGATTGGCAAACTGGATCTATTAAAACAGCGACTTTCACAGCAGCAAATGGTGAGGGTTATTTCGTAGATACCACTTCAGGTGCAATCACAGTTACACTTCCAGCTTCACCATCATCAGGTGATATAGTAGCAGTAGCAGATTATGCAGGAACAGCTGGAACTAATAGTATTTTTTTAGCAAGAAATGGTTCTAACTTTGAAGGAGCTGCTAATGATGGTGAAATTTCTGGAGATAGAAATACATTAACAGTAGTTTATGTTGATGCAACACAAGGTTGGGTACCTGTTAATGAAAATGTTGGTTCTTCAGAAAAAAATGTATTTATTTCAGCAACAGGTGGAACCGTTACAACTTGCGGAGATTTTAAAATTCATACATTCACAGGACCAGGTACTTTTTGTGTTTCAGCGGGTGCAGGTCCAGTAGCAAAAGTAGATTATGTAGTAGTAGCTGGAGGAGGTGGTGCTGGTGGTTCTACTAACCCTGGCGGAGGTGGAGCAGGAGGTGGAGCAGGAGGTTATAGAGAATCTCATTGTTCAACTACATCTGGTAGTTATGCAGCTAGTCCATTAGCAAGTTCAACTTCTTTACCTATTTCAGTAACAGGTTATCCAATTACAGTCGGCGGAGGTGGAACAGGAAAAGGACCAGGAGCTTATGTAAATGGATTTGGTTCAAATTCGATTTTTAGCACAATAACATCTGTAGGAGGTGGCGATGGTGGAATGAATAACAGTCCTGGAGAAGTTAGACCACCAACTACAATTTCAGATGGCTCAACATCAACAAGCACATATAATGGTGGACAAGGTGGATCTGGAGGTGGAGGTGGTTTTTTTAATCATTTAGGTGGTAAAGGAAATGAGCCTCCTGTAAGTCCATCACAAGGAAATAATGGTGGACAAGGTTCTGCAGGTCCACAATATTCTGGTGGTGGAGGAGGCGGTGCTGGAGCAGTTGGTTCTAATGCTTCTCCAGGTGCTGGAGGTAATGGAGGTGCAGGTGTAACATCATCTATAACATTATCACCAGTTGCTAGAGCTGGAGGAGGAGGTGGGGCTTCTTCTAGTAGTACAGATGGTTCAGGAGGATCAGGTGGTGGTGGATCAGGAACTTCGCCTGGTGGCACAGGAGGTGCAGGAACAGCTAACACTGGAGGAGGAGGTGGCGCTGGTGGATCACCAACAGATGCTACTGGTGGAGCAGGCGGATCAGGTATAGTTGTAATAAGGTATAAATATCAATAATTATGACAAGTACAATTAAAGTAAACAACATACAAAACCAATGCGGTGCTAACATCATTAATGAAAGCTCTAACACAATAACTTTAGGTGCAAGTGGCGATACCATTACTCTTGCATCAGGTGCATCGCAAACAGGTTTTGGTAGAACAGGAACTGTAGATTGGGTAACAACACCAAAGACTGCTACATTTACCGCAGTAAATGGTGAAGGATATTTTATAAATTCTGGAAGTGCTCTAACAGCAAATTTACCTGCTGGATCAGCAGGAGCTATTGTAGCTTTTTCTGATTATGCAAGAAATTTTGGAACATATAATTTTACAATAAGTCCAAATGGTTCAGAAAAAATTGGTGGTATAGCAACTGATGCAGTGTTAGCGAATGATGGTCAAGCTGCAACTTTTATATATGTAGATTCAACAAAAGGTTGGATTAATGTTCAAAACGTAGATGATTCAGTAGTAGGAGCACAATTTGTAGCAGCAACAGGAGGAAACACAACTGCAACCGTTGATACAAATTTTAAAGTTCATACATTTACAGGTCCAGGTACATTTTGTGTATCTTCTGCAGGAAATTCTGCAGGATCTAACAAAGTAGATTATTTAATAGTTGCCGGCGGTGGTGGCGGAGCTACTCAACACTCTGGTGGTGGAGGTGCAGGAGGTTTTAGAGGATCTTTTCCAAGCCCTAATGGTAACGCAGGTACAACACCAGTTTCAGTTCAAGGTTATCCAGTAACAGTTGGGGGTGGAGGAGCAAAAACTCCTACTGGCCCTAACGTAAATACAACAGCAACGCCAGGTGTTAATTCAACTTGGAATTCAATTACTTCAGCTGGTGGTGGTGGCGGTGGAGGCTACAATGGTTCAGGTCCTTTTGTTGCTGGTGCTAGTGGTGGATCAGGCGGCGGCGGTGCATCTGGGGCTCCAGGTGGCACAACTAGTGAACAAGGATCAGGAGGAGCAGGAAATACTCCTCCTCAATCTTCGCCCGCATCCCCCGTTCAAGGTCACGCTGGCGGATTTGGAACTGGTCACAATTATGGAGGCGGCGGTGGTGGCGGTGCTGCAGCAGTTGGAGCTAACGCTGGTACATCTCCAACAAATACTGCTGGTGCAGGAGGTGCTGGAAAACAAAACAATATTGATGGTAATAACTACTACTGGAGTGGTGGTGGCGGTGGTGGATCTCACGATTATTTAGGTGGAGCTGGTGGAATTGGCGGTGGTGGTGGCGGCGGTTCTTGTAGTGGTACTGCTGGAACCGGTGGAGGATCAGCAATTAATGCTGGAGGAAATGGTTCTAACACTAGTCCATCTTCAAATAAAACAGGTGGTAATGGTGGAGATAATTCTGGTGGTGGCGGAGCTGGTTCTGGTAATAATGGTTCTGATGCTGGAAACGGTGGATCAGGAATAGTAATATTAAGGTACAAATTTCAATAGGTAATATGAGTGAAATAAAAGTAAATAAAATTAGTCCAAGAACAGCGTGTGGTACAACTACATTAGGGGATAGTGGAGACACATTCACAATTCCTAGTGGTGTAACAATTACAAACAATGGAACACAGACAGGTTTTGGTAGAACAGGTGCAGTAGATTGGCAAACATCTAGTATTAAAACAAGCACATTTACAGCAGCAAGTGGCGAAGGATATTTTTGTAATACAACATCTGGTGGTTTTACAGTAAACCTACCTGCTGGATCAGCGGGTGCAATTGTAGCTCTTTCAGATTATACAAGAACTTTTAATACAAATAATTTAACAATTAGTCCAAATGGTTCTGAAAAAATAGGTGGTGTAGCGGATGATGCAATATTAAATGTTAATGGTCAGGCTATTACTTTAGTTTATGTGGATGGAACTGAAGGTTGGATTAATGTTCAAAATGCAGAGGACACAGAAACAGGATTAACTCCAGCTTTTGTTGCAGCTTCTGGTGGAAACACAACAGCCACTGTTTGTACAAATTTTAAAGTTCATACATTCACAGGACCAGGAACTTTCACTGTAAGTAATGCTGGTAATGCAGCAGGTTCTAACAAAATAGATTATTTAGTAGTCGCTGGTGGAGGTGGCGGAGCCACTCAACACTCTGGTGGAGGAGGTGCAGGAGGTTTTAGAGGATCTTTTCCAAGTCCTAATGGTAACGCAGGCACAGAAACAGTTACAGCACAAGCTTATCCAATTACAGTTGGTGGGGGTGGCGCTGGACAATCTGCTGCTCCTAGTGCAGGTGGGACAGCAACATCAGGTTCTAATTCTACTTGGAGTACAATCACTTCAAACGGTGGTGGTGGCGGTGGAGGTTATGATGGTGGTTGTGGAGTAGCTGGTGCTAGTGGTGGATCAGGCGGTGGTGGTGGATCTGCTAGTGGACCTGGGACTCAAGCTCCCCCAATAGCAGCAGGAGGGTCAGGAAATACTCCCGCTCAATCTTCACCCGCATCACCCGTTCAAGGTTTCGATGGTGGATCAGGAGCAGGTCACCAATCTGGAGGTGGTGGCGGAGGTGGTGCCGCAGCAGTTGGTGGAAATGGTGCTGGTGGAACTGGTGGAAACGCTGGTGCAGGAGGCGCTGGAAAACAAAATAATATTGATGGTAATAACTACTACTGGGGCGGTGGCGGTGGTGGTGGATCTCACGCTAACACTGGTGGAGCTGGTGGAATTGGTGGCGGAGGTGGAGGTGGATCTGTTCCTACTGATAGTGCTGGAGCTGGTGGTGGATCAGCAATTAATGCAGGTTCAGCTGCTTCAGGTCCTGGAAATGGTGGAGCTGGTGGAACTAACTCTGGTGGTGGAGGTGGTGCTAGTTTTTCTAATGGTACTAATGGTGCAACCGGCGGTTCAGGAATTGTAATAATAAGATATAAATTTCAGTAGTTGAATGGTAATTAAAATTAATATATAAGGAGAAACATTATGGCACATTTTGCAAAACTAGGAGCTAACAGTAAAGTTATTCAAGTATTAACACTTGATAACAAAGATATGTTAAATGCTGATGGTGTTGAAGATGAATCAGTAGGTCAACAATATTTAGAACATCACAATAATTGGCCTGCACAAATGTGGATTCAAACTTCATATAATACATCTGGTAATAAACATAACTCTGGCGATAACTCAAAAGCATTTAGAGGAAACTACGCAGGTATAGGTTATGAATGGGATGAAGATAACAATATCTTTTGGCCTAAAAAACCTTTTTCATCTTGGGTAAAAGATACTACAACTGCATCTTGGAAATCACCAATAGGTGATCCTCCTGCATTAACAGCCGAACC